GTTAAAGTTAATGAAGATTTAGAGGATCTGCTTGAAGAAATCCTATTCTAAAAATTTTTGGGATGTTATAAAATGATAATAAAACCTACGCGATTGGTATCCTCAAGTGATATTAATGTAATTGAGCAAAAATCCATAGCAAATTGCCAGATTACGTTGCTATCAATTTCACCTGATATTTTCCCAGGCATCACCTATTCGGTTATGATTGGGGCAAAAGGTGGGAATGTTGAAGATGCACTACTTTTCGATGATCTTGATAAGGCTAAAATTTGCTTTAACTGTTCAAAAACTGAATTAGTATCTAATTCCGATTCTTTGAGGATGCGTTAAAATGTTTGTACTAATGAGATTAAAAGAAGATGGGAATTTAGTTCCCCCTGTTGGCACCAATTGTATATGTAACCCGTCGCATGTTACAAAGGTACTAAAGGAATTCTGGAAGGATTCACCAACAGAGCAGATTGTGGTGATATCACTGAATAGCGCTGGCCAGCCGGTAAATATAAGGGTTGTTTCATCCGGTACAGTTAATGAAGCGGTTGTAACTCCGAGGGAAATTTTTCGGGGGGCACTTCGCGATAACGCATTAAACATTATCATGGCTCATAACCATCCCGGAGGAAGTAGTATACCATCGTTAGACGATTTAAAGGTCACCCGCCGGTTAATTAAAGCAGGTAGGTTACTGGGTATTGAGGTTAGAGATCATATCATCATTGCGGGGGATGTGGTAACATCACTTAACGCGACCCGCGAAGATCTCTGGGAATAAATATGATCATTGTAGGAATAGATCCCGGAGGAACAACCGGGATCTGTATTGTTACGGTAAATCCTGATGAGGACCCTACCATCATTGGTATAGAGGCTACCAATAGCAGCGGGGTAGCCAATATTATTTTTTGTCATGAACCCGATTTAGTAGTTATAGAGGATTATATTATTGGCCCGCGTGCAAGCGTAAGGCAGACGCACGATGCTATAGAAATAATCGGTGTTGTTGAGTATATCTGTAGTGAGATAAATATACCAGTTATAAGACAGTCACCATCTATTTTATCGCGGGCCCGTAAATTTGTAAAGCGCGATGTCCATAGTAGCAGACATGTGAAAAGTGCCTATGCCCACATTATATATTACTTGGTGAAAAATGAATTATCTCAGGCTATCACGTGGTAGAATGATACTTAGGGCTACATCGCAGGTCCCTTTCGAATTACATTCATTCCGGAGGGAAGATGGAGCTTACTCTTTTCCAATATGCGGAGATATATACCGTAGACTTGATAACAGTATGGATCTAACCGTTGATGATAAAATACTTGATGTATTTCACGTTATATCAAATCATCAACGTAAAGTTATGCAGATAGCGGCTATGGATGATACCAATCTGCAGTATGGAGATAAATTATTCCCATACCAACGGGTGGCGGCCCGGTGGTTGGTCAATGTAAAGCGTGGAATTCTGGCGGATGAACAGGGAACGGGTAAAACAGTAGTTGCTCTAGCCGCAGCAAGGATTATTAATCCTAAAAAAGTACTAATAATATGTTCGTCCAGTAAGAAGCAGGATTGGTGCGATCATGTTAAAGAATGGATCCCAGGTGCTATGGTTACCAATCTAGATGGATCGCCGGCTGATCGAATGCACATCATAGACTGGTGGGAGGGGTATCTGGTGAGTAATTATGCGATGGCGGCAGTTTATATGGAGTCGTTATCTAAGGCGGATCTGGTAATCGTGGATGAAGCGCACAAGGTGAGGAATAAAGCTACCGATGTTTTTAAGGCAATTAAAAAGATTACAAAAGGTGACAAACCAGTTTACCTGCTTACGGCATCGCCAACCATCAATATCGCTGGTGATATCTGGACTTTGTTGAATATCTGTGATCCAAAACGATTCTCATCATTTTGGGGATTTATATTCAGGTTCTGTTATGTCGAAGAAAACCAATTCAGTATGAAGATACGTGGGGTAAAGAAGGGTGAGGAGGATAATTTATCTAAGATTATAAAGCCGTACACTCTTATGAGGAGAGATCTGATAAGCCTCCCGGAATGCGAGCATCGGGTATATAATTATAAAATGCCACAACGCCAAGCTGAATTATATGCACGGATGGAGCAGGATGGTGAAGTATGTGGAATAATAGCGTTATCAGATCTATCCTTAATAACCAGATTAAGGCAACTGGCTCTCCACCCCGGGCTATTTATAGATAAATATGATGGGCCCAGTAAATTAGACGCATTAATCGAGATTATACAGGAGCGTGATTCTCCTGTTGTCGTCTTTACACAATTTGCTAATCTGGTCATGCTGGCCATTGAGTATCTGGAATATCGAGGGGTAAAAGCCGTGGGGCTTACAGGGGCACTCGGACAGCAGAATCGGATAGAAGTAATTAACCGGTTTAAAAGGGGTCAGGTGCAAGTAATTGTTACGACGCATGGTACGGGGGGTGAGGGATTAAACTTGATGGAAGCAGACCGGGTTATATTCCTCGATCTGGCATGGCATCCGGCCGGTAATACCCATGCCTTAAAGCGGATAATGCGTATTGGACAAAAGAGTAATCACCTCGAAGCGATATACATAAAAACGGAGGGAACTATAGAGGAAGAGGTTTTGAACATTATCAATAACAAAGAACCGGTGACTATTGAGAAGCTGGTAAGGAGTGGTATTCGTGTTACTAAACATACCTCTAAGTAACACATCGTGCTACGCCGTAGTATGCGGTAATATATACGAGGGATATACCTCCGGATTGCGTTTTGTGTTATTTAGAGCAAATCCGTAACATGATGTGTTACTCATCGTTTAGTAAGTAGCACGGTGTAATATCTGAAGCAGGAATTGTGATAATATGACCGAAAAGAATTTAGTTTCGGAAGTTGATAAAAAGTTAGGCAGTTGAGGAATGTCAGTGTTACTGACTACTAACCAATTGCTTTGAGGTATGTATAAAATGTTAGTTCGTGTAACGCATAATGATGGAAGCCATACATTTTTCGGCACTGATTGCGATGCTGTTGGAGAGACACTGGTAGCGCTTGGGTTCGAGGATCACCATGAAATGGGACTTCACCTTTTCCATACAGAAAGTGTACAGACTGCCCAGCTGCAGGTTGCTAACCTGCGGGCCCTTGGCGTAACAGTAAACGAGGAATAATCTTATTTCTATAATTTTTGGAGTGTTATAAAATGTCAAGATGGAAAATTCTTAAAGAAGCGCTTGTTAATGGTGGTGGACGTGTAACGGTAGAAAAGCATGAAAAGCTTGGTGGTGTATTAACTGTTCTTTACAATGGGAATAATAATATCCTATTTATACGGGCATGCACGGATGAAGATCAGGATCTGCTTTTCAACCTTATGAAGACAGGTTCACTGTAAATTTTGGGGATGTATTAAAATGTCATGGAAAGTAGTAAAAAAGGGTATCATCTCTGATAATGGTACCGTAACAATCGAAAAAAACGACGCAGATCGATTTATCGTATGCCTATACGATGATGGAGCACTGCTATATCTGCAGGGCTTTTTAGATATAGGTAAGGCAAAGGAATTTTTTAACATGTTACGCATGGGTTCATTATGATAGAAACAAAGTATAAAAAAATATACCAGTGCATCGGGTGTGAACGACACTGTGTTGTAGCCAGTTATAGTGATGGTATTGGATTTCCCGACATCGGGCAGTTTAAATGTATTAAAGGTAATACTACATGGGTAAGGGTACCTGAAATGACTTTGAAGGTGGAAAAATGAGTTATGCGGTATATAAGGATCCCGGAGAGTATCACGAAGTTAATACCCTTAGAGAAGTTAAAAAATTAATGAAGGGGCTATATCCTGAATTAAAAATTAAAACTTGGGGATTATTACGGACTATCAACACCGAGGGCGTCGCGTATTATTATGATACACCGGAGCCCACGGATTTTGAGATCACCGGTTATGTTAGAATGGCTATTAAATGAGGAATGAAATATGACAACATCAACGGTATTACTTAAGCAATCTTTGCACCGGGGTAAAATAGTTGAACTCTTTAAATCATCGCCAAAGTGCTACTCCGTAACAGTTAGGTATAGGGATAATAGCGAATTGCTGTTCGAATTTTATACTCATTCATACATTGAAGCATCGACAAAGTATACCACAACCGGAAGGAAAGCTCAAGCAGGGTTTATATGACTAACGAGTATACTACCGTACTAGGAAGAATGCTTAGATGCAACGGGGTAGGTCCCGAAGATTTGTCCCCGTGTGGAGGATGTGTAATAAGTACGATGAGTGCGGAACCAACATATATTGAAGCACTTAGTATCTATTATGTATTATCGGTAGATATGTATGAAAATACTAAATCAATGGAGTTAGGGTTATGAAGTTTAAGTGCGAAATTTGTGGGCGTATAAACGTGGTAGAATGGAATGATATATTAAGTGATATATTAGTACCGGAATCACAAATTAGGGATATCGTAGAAAACCGGGGTGGTAAGCTAAAACTGTGGTGTAAACAATGCGACACGGTTACATACCATACGGTAGTTGGGGATGAATAATATGAAAATTAAAGAAATTACACAGCAATGTAGAAGGGATTTCTACGCAATTTATGAATGTGAGCATTGTGGGTATGAAGTTAAAGGGCAAGGTTACGATGATAGGAATTTCCATGAGAATGTAATCCCGAATATGATATGCCCGGTTTGTGGGAGAAAAGCGGTGTGGGATTATGTTCCCAGAGCCACAAAATACCCGGATGATGAGGTAGTATAAAGTATGAAAATGATGGAGCAGGAAGAAATTAAATTCGGGATCACATTTGGGGCACTGTCTCCAGAAATTAGCGAACAGTTAAAAGAACAGGGGTTATGTATGCCAAACCGGAAGATGGTTAATTATTTTGACTCTTTATATAACGCGCTTGATGTGGTAGACATGTGCGCTATACTACCCGATCCTGTATTACATACAGCGCGGGCAAAGATGATCAAGCAGATAAAACCACATATTCGGAGGATTAAGCTATGAAATTTGAATGTGCTGTATGCGGTACAGAAACAGGAGTGTTATTCTTTAAAACCTCCCCGCCAACTGCGGAGGAAATCGTTGCGATTGGGGTATATAAGAGTATAAAAAAATTTCTTGAAACTATCCCGCCAACCACTAAAGAAATTAGTGACGCGATTATTGTTACGGATGAGGATAACGTGCGGGTATTCTGCTGGTGTGACAAATGCCATGGTATACACTTACATAAGATCCTTGATGGTGAGGCTAAAAAATACGCCCCGCAGGATACCGATAAACATGAAATTACTGGTGATGAGGCTATAAGGTATAATCAGAAAATTTCAAGGTGGAATGGGATATGAAGTTTGAATGTGTTGTATGCGGTGCAGAAACAGGGGTGTTATTCTTTGAATCTTCTTTATTAACTGCGAAAGAAATCGGTAATGCAATCATTATTACGGATGAAGGTAATGTGCGGGTATTCTGCTGGTGCGATAAGTGTAATGGAATACAGTTGCATAAGATCCTTGATGGTGAATTAACAGATCCTCTCGATCATTTAAAGTTAGGATCACGAGACGTAGAGATATGGAGTTAGAATTATGGGTGAAGAAGTATTAAACGATCGCAGGTGTGACAAGTGCGCCTGTTGGGTCCGGCTTACGGAGGATAACCATAAGGATAGTTATATACTTGGGCATTGCAAAAGCCTCCCACCGGTAGTAATAATGATTAACGGGGAACCCGAGACCATATACCCTTTAACATCTTATCAGGGTGGGTGTATAAAAAATTTTATTCTGAAGAAGTTTGCTCCAAAAATTCAATCCAAATCATCGGTATCAAAAGTGAATTAGGTAATCAGGCCATCTGAGGTTCAACTCCTCAAATTCATATTCCCTCGAGAGAGGGGGAGGTTTTAGAAAGAATGTTGAAAACTATAAGCCCGTCACAGATGGATGCGATGTCATGCCGGTTTGCATGGCACCTGGCCTATCCAATGGGTTATAAGCCAAGAAGAGTATCTTCTGCCCTATCTTTAGGTATAGGGGTGCATGAAGCCCTTGATTACTACTACAGTGAAAAGGGACACCCACGAGAGCGGTTTAAAGTATGGTCAGATGAAAAGATTAAATCTATCAACCCACAATATGATGATGATATTCAAAAAATGCATGACATTCAGGATCTTGGAACTGCTATGTTAAACGGGTATTATGATCTTTATGACGGTAAAGATGACTTTGATATTATCGCTACCGAACAGACCTTAAGCAGGCCAATACCGATACCGAGCACGGGTGCACGTTCTCACTGTAAACTTGTAGCCAGACTGGATGGTCTGGTCCGTGACCATGAAACAGGTAAACTGTGGAGTCTTGAACATAAAACGTTTAGAAGCTTTAGCTTATCTCAACTGGAACTTAACCAGCAATTTACCGCTCAGATATGGTTAGGCCAAGGTTTAGCTAAATCGATGGGCATAGATGAGCCTGTGGTAGGCGTAATTTATAATGGATTACGTAAACAGAAACCCGGGCCACGTGTGAAATTGAAGCTATTCGAACGACACAAGTTATACCGCACCCAACGCCACATTGACACGATGTTGCACCGCGCGTATTGGCAGTATAGGGAGATGAACAAAAAGAACCTGCCAATATACCCACAACCAAACCCGATTAGATGTAGTGGCTGTTCATACAAAGAGGTATGTATTGAATACCAGCGCGGGGGAGACTGGCAGTATTTGTTAAAGGAAAATTTTGATAGGAGGAAACGTGACCGCTAAGGTTAAAATTAGTAAACCTGAAGTTGATATTGATACCAGCATCAGTAGGCCTGCAATTGATATTAACAGTCAGGTCGCGGATGTAGAGGACAGAAGTATGATTGTCGATGTAGATATAGAAAGGCCAGAGGATTCAAGCCACATAAATATGATTATTTATGGCGAATCCGGTTCTGGAAAGACATACCTGGGTGGAACTGCTCAGGACTGTGAGGACGCAAGTCCTGTATTGTATATAGATTTTGAGGGTGGTACCGAAACCTTACGCGGGAAACCGATTGATATTGTTCGACCTAAAAACTGGATCGATATCCAAAATATTTATGATTTTTTAGTAAACGAAAATGATAAATACAGATCGGTTGTAATTGATTCTTTAACTGAATTGCAGAAAAAATTAAGTATGGGGTCAATCCTTGGAGAACTTGGCCCGGATACTGATCGGTATCTGCACCTGGAACGGGCTATCGCCCCAACTATATCTGACTGGCTGCGATCCGGGGAACAGATGAGGAAAGTTATGAGAGCCTTCAGGGATCTGGCCTATTTATCTGATAGGGATAGGAGGGTTCACGTTGTAATGCTTGCGCAGGAGAAAGCAGATGACAAAAAGGGGGTAGTTTGCCCTAGCCTGCCCGGTGCCCTCGGTGTAGACTGTGGTGCCATGGTTGATATTCTGGCGCGGCTTTCAAGGCGTACCATTACGGATGACGATGGTAACACTACAACGCGTAGCCATCTGTTAACCGATGTGTATACGGACCAGTTGGATGTCAGATACCTGGCCAAAAACCGTGGCGGGCGGCTACCATTATCGATATGGGATCCGACGATTGAAAAAATTTTGGAGCTCAGGAATGTGAAATGAATCTAAATAAAGCAGTTGCATTACTAAGAACTGCCCAGATGAATGTGGAACAGGCAGAAATCCTGATCTTTAACAGCGGATTGCCGGAGGATGATATAAATGAGCTGGTGGTTTATTGTCAGAACAATAAGCATCACATCGGGCTCACTACGGTAAAACTAAAAGGGTTAACGCTGGGTAGGGATGGCGAAGTAAAGCTTATAGAATAAGCTACACCTCCTACCTGTATAGTAGTTGAACAAAAAACAAAAAGAGGAGATAATATGGTAAGATTTGAAGTTGAAACCGAAAAGCCGGTAGAAAAGGGAGTTATACATTTTAAACTGTGTAAATTTTCCACAACCGGAGATGTAATCTTAGTCGGAACAGATAAAGATAATTCTTGGAATTTACTCACAATAGATTCTCAAACTGGTAAATTTGTGAGGCATTCTGATGCAGATCAGTTGAGCGGGCTGAAATATGATGAGGATGGCAGAATTTTAGAGGAGGAAATTTAATATGGTAAAAATTAAAGTAAATTTGGATGATATCTCATCATTCAGCGTTATCGAACCTGGGAAATATCAAGCGAAATTAGTGGATGTTATAGAAGCAGAATCATCAACTGGTAATCCTATGCTGGTCTGGACATGGAGAGTAGAGAACGAAGAAGATAAAGAGCTCAAAAGCTTTGTATCACTGCAGACACACGCCCTGTTTGGACTTAAAGAGCATCTTGAGGCGTTCGGAGTTGCCGGGCAGGTCGATTTCAATACCGACAAGCTAATCGGAAAGAGGGCGGTGCTGTCAGTAATTAAGACTACCGTAGTCAACCGGAATAACGGTGAGGATATGGAAGTCAACCGGATTGAAGCGGTGCTACCAGCCAAGAAAGCCTCCGGTAAAGGAAAAGCAGTCAGTAAGGCAAAAATTGAAAACGATGGGGATAACGATATACCATTCTAAATAGATATTACATCAACACCTATTTATGAAACAGGAATACAGGATATATGGTCCTCCCGGAACTGGTAAAACTACGTGGATAATTAACCACGCTAATGAGATGGCTACCGAATTTGGAGCGGACCAGATTTCAATTTGTTCTTTAACCCGGGCAGCTATTCATAAAGTAGCGGGTAGGGATATATTAGTAGATACAGATAATATTGCTACCCTACATGCAAGGTGCAAACGGTCCTTACAGGCACCCGCACCCGCAGAAGCCAGGGTGAATGAATTTATTGAGAAATATCCTGCATGGGCATCTGCAAAATACCTGCCAAAGAATCTGTCTAACAGGTCATTCAAGGTGCAGTCAGAAATGAGCATTTACGAACGTGCGCAGGTACTCAGACAGCAGATGGTTCCAAAGAAGTTGTGGCCACTAAACATAAAAAAGTGGCATGATGTATGGGACAAATGGTGTATGGATGAGGGTATCATGGATTTCACGGGATGGCTGGAGAATGAACTTGAAATAGGATCCCTGCCGCCACAGCAGGCGGTATTTGTGGATGAAGCCCAGGATCATACAACCCTACAGCTTGAGGTTATCAGATCATGGAATACCAAAGAACTGTATTTGATCGGTGATGATGACCAGAATCTATATGAATGGGCAGGAGCATCACCGCAGGCTTTTATATCCGGTAGTATTAATAGCCCAGAAACAGTCCTTAAACAGTCCTACAGGGTTCCGCGCCGGGTTCATAATACGGCTATGAAGATAATTAATCAGGTAAGCAATCGTAAGTATAAAGATTATTTACCTACAGGGGATAATGGCAATGTTCAAACATTAATGTACAGTCTGAATGATGCCAAATACGGTAATAAGGTGCCGCCCCATATTTTGGAGGATGATAACCAGACATATATGATAATAACTGCGGCTAATTACATGCTAAACCCGATTATAGAAGTTCTAATTAATTATGGTATACCATTTTACAATCCATATAGACCGTTAAACGTCAAGTGGAATCCGTTAAATGCGTACTATCATCAATTAATAGAGTATCTAGACGGTCGAAACCATGCTATCTGGGGTAAGTTGTTGAATGATAAGGCGTATAAATCCGGAAAGAAACGGGATTTTATTGAAGAATCAAAAAAGTATAAGATTCCAGATGAAGATATCCCGCGCTATTTCAACGATTATACAGCAGATCTAATTTTAAAAAGGAATCTCAACATTTTTAAAGAATACAACCCGGGTAGGGAGTTACAAATTCTTAATTACACCATAAAGGTACTTGAGCAACCGGTACATAAGCAGCAACCAAGGGTAATCATTGGAACCATTCATAGTATAAAAGGTGGTGAAGCAGATAATGTTTACCTGTTCCCTGATATATCCAGGTCTGCCGGATACAGCTTAATGATTAACAAAAATGCGATATACAGGATGTTTTATGTTGGAATTACAAGAGCTAAAAAATCACTGTATATATGTAGCCCCAGCGGTAAGTACTGGGTGGATATCAAAAAATGACAGAAATAATAAAAAGTCAACGGGAAAGTATATTCTGTGACAGATATGCTTTAAGAAGTAAAAGCGGTGAACAGTTAGAAAGTAGCTATGATGAAATGTTTCACAGGGTAGCCAGGCAGATGGCTGATAGCCCTGGAGAAGAACAGCTATTTTTATCGATTCTAAATGATTTCCGCTTTGTACCTTCGGGGCGTATTTTATCCGGTTCCGGAGTTGGTAAGGATCTTACATATTATAATTGCTTTGTAATTGGTATCAGATCTGATCATGGTAATGACAGCCGTAACGCAATAATGAGCACAATCAATAATATGGTGGAAATTACCGCTCGCGGCGGTGGTGTTGGGATAAACTGGTCCGTTTTAAGGCCGGAATTATCATACATATCCGGTGTGCACGGACATAGTTCAGGACCGGTAGGCTGGATGAAAGGCGCGGATGCAATGGCCGACCAGATTAAACAGGGTGGAAGCCGGACAGCTGCGCTAATGTTCATGTTAGATGTATGGCACCCGGATATAACTAAATTTGTGGATCTTAAAGAGCGGTTTCTAAGGGCTAACTTCTCTATTGGAATAACTGACGATTTCATGAAAGCCGTTTCAGATAATGATACCTGGACTACAGTCTTCCCGGATACTTCGCATCCAATGTATGATTCCGAGTGGGACGGTAATATCAGGAGATGGATAGAAAAGGGCTACAGTATACATGAGTATGATACTATAAACGCCCGGGATTTGTGGTATGATATATGCTCCGAAGCATACAGACTCGGTAGCCCGGGATTAGCATTTATAGACAGATGCCAAAGCCAGTCAAATACATGGTATTGTGAAGAGGTTAACTGTATGAACCCGTGTGGAGAGCAACCACTTCCAATAAATGGATGCTGCAACCTTGGATCGATCAACCTGCCAATGTTTATGAAGAACGGGCAGATGAGGTATGTAGACCTTGGAAGTGTTATACATGTGGCAGTAAGATTTCTGGATCAGGTAATTGACAAAAATCCAAATGTTAATACTGATATTACGGAGTTGCAGTCACGTATGAGGCGGATTGGCCTCGGTGTAATGGGACTTGCAGATGTTCTGATTATGAAGAAGCTGAGGTATGGGTCTGCAGAATGTATGGAGTTTATAAACGAGCTATTTACATTTATCCGTAACCATGCATATTTTGCAAGTGCAAGACTGGCGGAGGAAAAGGGACCAGCCCCCGCGTATGATGAAAAGTTTTTAGAGGGTTATATCCCATCTTCACTACCGCAATACACCCGCAATATTATAAAAAATGTGGGTATAAGAAATCTGCAGATTACAACCCAGGCACCCACGGGGACCACCAGTATTTTGGCGGGATCGTCTAGCGGTATTGAACCTGTATTCAGCAGAAAATACGTTAGAGTGGACGCAACCGGAACTTTTGAAATTATACACCCGTTATTTAAGGATTACTACGGTGACCATCTCGTTACTGCCATGGACATACCTGCGCATGAGCACATTATGGTACAGGCAGCTATTCAGGCGTATTTGGACAGTTCAGTTTCAAAAACTATAAACCTGCCGGCTGGCGCCACAGTTAAGGATGTTCAGGACGCGTACGAACTTGCATATATTATGGGTTGCAAAGGCATAACGGTGTATAGAAATGGATCTGCCGATGGGGTTATGACTGAATCATGCCCAACGTGTGAGGTGCACAATGAGGATGACAATTGCGGAAGCGATTGAGATAGTTAGAGAGGCTAGTAGAGATCGGGAAAAAGAGACGAACAGGCAAAAAAGAAGAGAAGTGAGGAGAAAATATTATGAGAAACACAAGGATGAAATTAATAAAAAAAGAAGAGAGGAAAGGCAAAGTATTAGTAATTGTCGGCGCTCAGTACGGATCCGAAGGTAAAGGCGTTATAGCTAGCTATCTGGCCCCGGAGTATGACATATTTATAAGAGTTGGAGGCCCCAATGCCGGCCATACATTTATCCATAGAGGAGAAGTATTTAAAATGCAGGCTATCCCATGCGGGTGGACCAACCCAAAAGGCAAAATTGTGATTGGTAAGGGAGCCCTGCTCAACCTTGATATATTCAGACGGGAACTCGACATGATTAAGAAGTTTGATTCACATATTGAGGACCGTATCTTTATCGATTTTGGTACCGGTATCCTGGACCCGAAATTTGCGCAGCAGGAAGGCGGCACCAGTGGTGAAATCAACCGTAGAATCGGATCAACGGGGGAGGGTGTTGGAGCAGCCAGGGTTGCAAGAGTCAACAGAGACCCGGACAATTTCAGCCTAGCCAAAGATGCGCTGCGTGGCACTGATTTAGATCATATGCTTATAGATACTGTATCATTTCTAACCGCAGCAAATATATCTGGCCTAAATATCATGCTTGAGGGCACACAGGGTGCTGCACTATCGCTCATCCACGGACCGTGGCCATATGTAACATCCCATGATACCAATGCAGCACAGATGCTGGCCGATGTTGGGATAGCTCCCAATCTGGTTACTGATATTATGCTGGTTATGAGGACATTCCCGATAAGGGTGGCCGGCAATTCTGGGCCGATGCGGGATGAAACTACATGGGGTAATATATCAAAATTTGTCGGGCGTGAGGTTGAGGAAAGAACCACCGTAACTAATAAGGTTAGACGTGTGGGACACTGGGATTCAAGGCTGATCGACAGGGCGGTATTACTAAATAACCCGACCGAAATTGTAATCAATTTCATGGATTATCTTGACCCTTCCGACGCTGGAAAGACACGGTTTGAGAATTTAAGCCCGGGTAACAAATCATTTATTCATGCCATCGAAACTACGTGGGGTGTACCTGTAACATTTGTAGGTACAGGTGGGGAGAACAAATTCAGCCTAATAGACCGGAGATAATATGAATGAAATATGCAAGGAATGCACACTTAATAAAGAACCGGTGCTAGGTTCAGGATGTAACTATAACCCTGATATAGCTATTGTCGGTGAAGCTCCGGGGGCGGAAGAGGTAAAGCGGGGAGAACCATTTGTAGGTAAATCCGGCAGGTTGCTTCGGGAAACCTTATCCATCCTCGATTTTGACCTGAGTAAGATATATTACACGAATGCGTGTATGTGCAGACCACCAAACAACCGCGATCCAAAATCGAGTGAAATCAGGGCATGTAACCAGAGATTGGTTGATGAGTTAGAACGGGTTAACCCGTCACTTGTAATCACAATGGGTAATGCCGGTACTATTTCGTTACTCGGCCCGGGCCCGGGGATAACAAAGAGGCGGGGCATGTGTAGGGAGGCGCACGGATTCAAGATTCTGCCTACAATCCACCCCGCAGGTATATTAAGATCACCGGACACATACCCGGATTTTATAAGCGACCTTAAGCGTGCAAAGTATCTGTTAGATGGTGGAAAAGCGGTAATAGAACCGTCGTATCATAATTACCGCCTGATTGAAACGCAACGTGATTTTGAAACCTTTATGGCAAAGCTATTACATGCCGGTAAATGCGCGGTTGATCTGGAAACTACCAGCCTGGATTTCCAGAATGGACGTATCCTATCCATCGGGTTCTCATACTGTACCGGTTTTGCATATGTAGTGGACTGGCACAAATTAATTAACGGCAGTTTAAATAACTGGTCGTTATTAAACTCGGTGCTTTCCAACGTTGACTGTTATTTTCATAACGGACAATTTGACGTATTATGGCTGAAATTTCGTGGGATAAATCCAAGATATACACGAGATACAATGCTTATGCATTATCTACTTGATGAAAGGCAGGGGGTTCACAGCCTTAAACGGCTGGCTATAGACAGGTATTTTGCTCCCAACTACGGTGAAGGAATTATACCGGACGGAGGTCTCACAGTTGAACTATGGGATTCGGATGCGAAGGTCAAAATAGCAAAGTACAACGGTGCGGATGCCGACTATACATGGAGGCTTGCAAATGATCTGTGGAATGAACTGGCTGAAGAGGATCTCTGCGGTATTCATGATAATATTCTCATACCTGCAGCGAAGCATTTCATAGAATTTGAGATTAGCGGTATGCTGGTGGATCTTAACTACTTCGAAAGCCTTGGTAAAAAGTGGGACGGTGAAATAGCCGATATCGAATCTAAATTAAGGAATTTCCCGGGTGCAGAGAATATTAATTTATCAAGTCCGAAGCAGGTAAGTGAATATATGTTCAACGTTCTGGAGTTAAAGCCGGTTAGTGGAGATCCTGATGAAGTGGTGGATCAGAGTGTACTGCTTAGAGCAATTAAGAGTACCGAAGACCCGGAGGCGCAGGAATACTGGCGATCATCCGGTGCTGCATCAGCCAGAATTAAGCCGCATAGCACCTCGGTGTATATGTTATACTATCTTGCCCAGCAGCACGATTTCCCAAGGATGTTAATTGAATACCGGCTTGCAGCAAGGACGCGTAGTATGTACTATGACGGGTACAAGAAGATGATAAATTCTGATTGTCGTATACGTCCAAATTATAAACTGCATGGAACCAGAACGGGGCGGCTGTCAACATCAAACCCTAACATACACGGGATGATTAAGCGCAAAGAGATTAAAAGTATATTTATTGCCGATCCGGGATGGTCAATACTGTATGCAGATTATAGCCAGGCTGAAATCCGTATGCTTGCCCATTTTGCCAAAGATGATAAGCTGATAAGTATACTCAAAGAATCAGATATTCACCGGGCGGTTATGCGTGAATTATTTGAAATTGGCGAGGATGAAATTTCCGAATTATCTAAGGACGAGTATGACAGGAAAAGACGTGCTGCAAAGAACTGCAATTTTGGCATGATATACGGAATTTCGGCAAAGAGCCTTGCCTTGCAGCTCGGTGTTAGTGCTGATGAAGCGCAAGAGTATAAGAACAAATTAATCAGCATAATGCCCGGGGTATCCGCATGGATTAAGCAGCAGCACCGCAGGGTAGTTCGGGATCATGAAGTCATATCTCTGTATGGCCGGAAACGCAGGTTCTCACTAATTCCACAAGGAGGATTGGGAGAGGTTAAACGGCAGGCAGTCAATACACCTATTCAGTCATCTGTGTCAGATATGAATCTGTTAGCTCATATAAGAATTGTTGAGCGGTTGAAAGTTATAGGTATACCGGTTAAAGTATGGCCAAATATACATGACTCGGTAATGGTACAGGTTCCGGATGATCTTGTAAAGCCCGCCACAAAGATCATGATTGAAGAGATGCACGATGTAGGATTTGCCACGGAAGTACCTTTCGTTGTCGAGGTGTCCACCGGTAAAGGTTGGGGAGACCTGAAGGTAATATATGAGGGTTAATGCCGTTCCTGTTAAAGGGTGTGCAGCGTGCGGGATATAGCCCTTAAATACCTTGAGCGGGGCTGGTCGGTATTACCGGTTCACAGTGTACGTAACGGGGTGTGCTCATGCGGTAATCCGCAATGCCCAAGCCCGGGTAAGCATCCAAGGATTAAATGGTCCGAATTTACAAGGACCAGAGCTACCGAGGATCAGATCCGTGGCTGGTGGTCGAAATGGCCGGATTCCAATGTAGGCGTTATAACTGGTCCGATATCTGACCTTGCAGTTATAGATATAGATGGCCCGACCGGTGAACAGTCGGCTCAGGATCTGAATCTTCCGGACACTTTATCGGTTAGTACCGGTGGCGGTGGTAGGCACTTATATTATCAATACCCTGCGGGGCGTGTAGTATTAACCCGTACCAGTATAATGAATGGTATCGATGTACGTGGTGAATCCGGTTTTGTAGTAGCGCCCCCTTCTATACACAAGAGCGGCGGGGAATATGCATGGATTAATAGGGATGTACCAATTACTGAATATCCGGATATCGGGACAGATCCGAAAACGCAGGAAGTTACCATAACGCCACAAATCGAGATGGGTGAAATTCCGAGCGGGCAGCGTAACGATACGTTAACCCGCCTGGCCGGTTCCCTACTCGGTCAAGGTCATAATATTGAGCATACAGCTCAGGTTGTGATGCTTACCAATGCAGCCAGGTGCAAACCACCCCTGAAGGATGGTGAGGTAATCCGGATTGTTGAATCCATCGCATCCGCGGAGATGCGGAAGCTTGACCTTGACTATATTAACCACAAGCTAAAAATGCCCGTGCCAATTACAGCCATCCTTAAGTATGGTAATATAGATTCAACGTGGGTTATGGTGCTGGCGGATAAGAGACAGGTCAGAATCGGGCCAATTTCAAAACTTTACCAGCACCGCATTGTCCGTGATGCGATAGCCGATGTAACCCGGCATACCATCAGGATATCAAACAAGGAATGGTTGAGCATCGCGGCCAAATTCGTGGAGCTCGGTGTTGAGGTTGAAGACGAGGAGCGTCTGTCAGATGTCGAGCAATGGGTACTTAAATATGTGGGGGATCCACCCCGGTTATCAATGTCCGACCGGGCAGACCATAATGAAGCGGTCAGGCTGTTAAGTTCACGCGAAGCGGTCGGAATACTTGATGCCGATAGTGGTAAGTTATATATTGTACTTGATGCGCAGCGCATCAGTCACATTGGTATATATGTATCTATTGGTATCAAATCGGTATCAGACGCAGCCCGTAGGATTAGAACCGTGGCCAATTTTAAAAAGATCCGCATATCTGGCAACCGAAGTAAAGATGCAAACCAGCAGGTTGTATGCTGGGTATCCAGGAAATCGTATGACGAGGAATTAGATTAAGGAGGGAATATTGTGAAAATTGAAACGTTATATGAAATCAGTGAATTACTGGACCTAATCAGGTTCACCCGTGAGGATAGAAGAATCGATAGGAAAAATGGAGTTTTAACCGTTGAATCCCGGAGAGCATATTCTAGGAAAGTCGAACACTGTAAGCAAAAACTATCAGACCTTACGGGGATTAATATACAGGAGTTTAATGGATTTTGAGGTAAAAAACATGAAACAAACAAAAGATGGAATGGAACACCGCACATTCGACGGAGAAATTTATGAACTTGTAGCTATGTCAGTATCTGAACGAGTCGTTGCAGAATACGAGGCTATAATCCTTGAGCGGGGATACCATGTCCAGAGAATACCGATACCTGAGTCCGTGGACGGACGAATATATTATAACATATACATGGGGACCCGTCAGTATGTCTGAACCTGATAGAGACCCAATGGAGGAATACTGGGAAGGCATCCATAATGAAATGTCGGATCCCTACAACGGCAACAGGGAGGACGATTGAATGACCGCCATCGGGTTTTGTCGGGGCAATCCTATAGAGTTTGATGAAGATCTACAATGTTGGGTATATTCTAGCGATCATGTCCCCATGCAAAACAACAATGAACGTCCATGCCCAAGGTGTGGCAGGATGCCAACACCAGAAGGATATGATGCCTGTCTTGGATATATTCCTGGAGCAGCGTATGCTTGTTGTGGTCATGGAGTTGAAAAGGGGTATGTAATTATGGAGGAGAAGATGATTGAATGAGCCAATTGCTGGCTATGGAGTGAGAAGGGATGTGGGCAATACTTAGAGATAAGATTTTCCCCCACGGAAAAGTGACTTTAGAACATAATGATGCGTACGAACCGGAAAAGTGCTATTTGATTTGTATATACTATGAGAAGAAACTGGTGTACATGTGGCAGTGTGCAAGTGAGAGAGATGGTTTGTTTGTGTATAAAAATGCGTGTAAAGGGGGTATACCAGGGAATCAGATGTTAGATAAAAGTGAAGGTGAATTTTGCTTTGTAAATCGTAGGCCCAATAATAGAAAAGAATTTAGTTTCGGACAACAAAAAATTTTTATGGAAGGTCATGATAGTTGTCGCGCGGTGCGCAATCACCCAACTTTTGCATTTTCTCTGATATGCGCAGAAGCGAAACTATTACCGGCTTTCCCTGTTTTAACAAAGGGCGGAGAAGCCTTTACGCTATGGAATGCACAGAACGAGGGCAGCACCAGCCTCAACTAGCTTAACAAAAGGCGGGGAAGCCTTTAAGAAGGAGCTTGTGCACGCTGTGCATACCTTGTGCACGGTTACGTGCACAAAAATGAAGTACGTCTGTAAGCTTCCTTGCCCGGCGTAATGTGGAAAAAACTTTCTTTCTCGAAATGTTTTTTTATAAAAAATTTTTTAATAGATTTAAGAAAATGCACATGCACACAATTATTATTATATTTTTTTAAAAAAGTTTGCTTTTAAAGCGGGCGTGCAGGAGAGCTTTGCTTTTGTGCACGGGATACATGCACAACGTGCACAAATATCTTTCGCTTGCCAGACGAAGCCTTCTTTTCCCTCCGGGGCAATTTGGTTTGTGCACTTGGTCAGAATATTAACTATATAGAACTATATAGTTCCGATAATGTAGAGTCATTACGTAATATAATTATACATTTTCAAGTAAATAAGTATTAATTAACTTAAGCAAAATTTATTTACCGGTAGGATAGGCGATAGAAAAAAATTTAGCTTCGGACAACAAAAAATTATTATGCCCGGGGAGAAAACATGCCTTGTATGTGGGCATCCGCAGCGCGATGAGATAGAGGAATCTATTAATATGGGTGAGAGCCCCGTCTATCTGGCGCTTAAATATGGTATTCCCAGGGTAGTTATTGACCGGCATATGAGAGGTAAATGCCAGGATATGCCGGCTGGTTCTGTTGAACAAATCCAGGACCTAAAGGAAAGAGCTCTAAAGATTCTTACACGTGCCGAAAATGAAGGAACTCGTGAGGCCTGTATGGCCCTGAGAGAGGTTAGGAGTACAATTGAACTGCTGGCCAAGGTACAGGGTGAGGTTGATCAGGGTCCGCAGATAAATATTAATCTGGTTGAAAATGAGTGGAACAGATTCCAGCGTGCAATCATCGATGACATCTGCCCAGATTGCAAGCGCAGACTTGCTGCAAGACTTGAAGGGAAGGCTTAAAGCCACCGTAGACCTACCGTACTTTATTGAAAAGGCAACCGGTGGGAGGTGGAAGAGGGCTACCCATCTTGACTACTTATGTAATATAATTGAAGATGCTATATGGCGGGGTTCCGGCCGTATAATCATTACATTACCACCCCAGCACGGTAAGTCAGAGGTAGTTTCAAGGCACCTGCCAGCGTGGTACCTCGGTCAATATCCTGACCGAAAGGTAATTATGACATCCTATTCTGCCAGTCTGATTGAGGACCATTCCCGAGCTGCAAGGTCGGCCCTAAAAGAGGTTGGTCCGGAATTATTCGGTATAACGGTTGCCCGGGATAGTTCGGCGGTTGGCAGGTGGGGTATAGAAGATCATCAGGGCGGGGTAACAGCGGTTGGTATCGGTGGTTCAATCACTGGCAGAGGCGCGGACCTGGCTATTATCGATGACCCATTCAAAGGGCCGGAGGATAGCCATAGCCCGACCCAGAGAAAAAGAGTGGTTGACTGGTATAAAACCGTACTCCGAACCAGGATGGCTCCGGGGGGTACAATTATCCTGATTCAGACCCGCTGGCACAAGGCAGACCTGGCCGGCTTTCTGATGGAGGATGATAGCGATGTCTGGAATATAATCAACCTGCCGGCTGTTGCGGTGGAAAATGACCCGATAGATAGGAATGTTGGTGAAGCACTGTGGCCCGAACGGTACCCGCTTGAAGTCCTGCGCAGTCTGGAACGTACACTGGGGCCATACTGGTGGCACAGCGTGTACCAGCAGACACCGGGGGATCCTGAAGGAAACCTGTTTAAGCGGCGTTACTTTAAGCAATTTTCACTGGCAGGAGACATATACATCCTGCATAAAGAAGGTGAAGAGCAGCACGTACTAAAGAGGGAATGCGTTATCTTCCAGACGTGTGATCCAGCGGCCAGCACCAAATCATCAGCAGACTGGTTTGTACTATCAACGTGGGCTATAACCCCTAACTATGACCTACTTCTAATCGATGTAATACGCGAACGTCTGGAAGGTCCTGATCAGCCACAGCTATTCCTGGACGGATATATGAGGTGGAGGCCGTTAATTCAGGGTACAGAATCGGCAGGTCTTGGTAAGATCTTATACCAGACCTTGGTTAGAACAGGGTTGCCAATTGTGGAGCTGGAGGCTGTTGGTGATAAAACCCTACGCGCTATACCGATGGCCAGTCGGTACAAGGCAGGTGCTGTATACCACATGGCGCATGCCCCATGGTTGGACGAATGGGAAGAGGAACTGGCCGCCTTCCCAAATGGACCGCACGATGATCAGGTAGACACTGCATCATACGCAGCTATTACTCTTGCAAGCATGGATACATATATGAGTGCATACGGCGGGGAAGAAGTGGTTACTACGCATAGTGAAGAAGTAATAATTAGCCCGGTGTAAGTATGGTAAGAATAAATAATAGTATAGCAAGTAGAATTAGACGGTTTTTATGTAGACATTTTGGGATATGTAAACCGATAAGTACGGAAACAATTGAGTGGATACTTAAGGGTCATACGGATTCTGCGCGGGCGCTTTTAATGGAGGATCTGATTCTTGCTATAGGAAAAAGGCAGGAGACTAGTTATATACTCCAGTGTCCGGAGGGACAGTATAAAATTGAAAATGGGGAGATTGTAGCGTATAAATTTCTCTGGCTTGGAACATCAGGTAGATGGATTGTTAGTGGTGATTTGATGTGACTGCGCTAAAAGATGGGGAAATTGCAGAGGCCCTCCAGGTAGCAACCGATGAATATAACTTACTGGTAGAGCGGCTGAATGTCCTTGAGGATTCATTAGTAGATCAGGGATGGCAGAGGTTGGGCGATAGTGCCGGGGATTTCTCCAGGCATGGCTTAAAATTAATTTCCCTAATGGCCAAAATATATTGGCTGAAGAATCCGCTTATAAAGAGGGCTGTAACTGTACAGACTTTGTATGTATGGGGGCAGGGATGCGTAATGCGGGCCACCAATCCTAAAGTTGATAAAGTGGTACAGAAGGTTCTAAGTGATCCTGCAAATAAAGCGGTGTGGGGTGATATCGAGGCACGTATGAGGCTTGAGAATTCGCTGCAGTTATTCGGTAATATATTCTTCGCATTTTTTGTAAATAGTAATACCGGGCATATTAAGGTTCGTATTATACCATTTGATGAAGTAGCAGCAATCATATCTAACCCGGAAGATTCTGCGGATCCATGGTATTATTATCGGGAGTGGACGGCTACAGTTACAGATTTTACTACCGGGGTATCTGCGACAGAATTTAGAAAGGCGTATTACCCTGATTGGAGGCATCAGCTACGTGGCAAACATCCCTCAAGTATAGGAAATATACCGATAGTTGATATACCGATATACCACGTGAGCGTTAACCGGTTGCCGGATATGCAGTTTGGGGTATCAGAAGTCTATGCCGCGTGTGATTGGGCCAACGCCTATAAGGTATTTCTGGAAAAGTGGGTGACTATCACAGACGCGCTTTCAAAATTTGCCATGCGGTTAACTGGAAGCCAAAAGGTAGCCGTAAACAGTGCTATCTCAAAACTGGCATCGGCATTTCAGAATAAATATCCGAATAGTAATACAGAAATGACGGGTGGGGTATTTGCATCGACAGATAGTATGAAGCTAGAGCCGATTAAGACATCCGGAATAACTACCGGTATGAACGATGCCAGAAGGCTGATGTTAATGGTATGCAGCGCAACCGGTATTAATGAACCATACCTGACGGGGGATCCTTCCACGGGCAACCTAGCAACAGCCAGAAGTATGGAAAGGCCGATGGAGCTGCAGTTCAGGTCGAGGCAGACCCTGTGGGCAGGTATATTTAGTAATATTCTAGATTATATAATTGATAATGCCGCCGCCGCCCCAAACGGTCCACTCCGTACCGGTGTGGATATCGTTGTAGATGATGATGGGGACCGTTTTATCACGTTAGCGAAGGATGACGATGGTGAACCAATTAACAGGGCGGTGGAGATAATATTCCCACCTATACTGGAACATAGTACTGTGGAACAGGTAGGAGCTATTGTAGATGCTGCTACCCTGAAGGGTGCATCTAAGGATACTGTAATTCCGATAAAGTATCTGGTTAAGGTACTCCTTGATGCGTTAGATAGGGATGGATCTCAGGAACTGGTTGATGAATGGTTCGGTGATGATGAGGAAAAAACACCGGTGGATACAGAGGAAGCGCTTGCAAGGGCTATAGGCAAATTGAGTGAATATATACACGAGGTATCTTTAATTGAAGCTGAATAGTATCATTGCAGAATTAGTAGAAGCGGCGAAAACCGTACAGAAAGATTTAGCTTTAAAGCCGATTGAAAAAAAGCTGGCTAAACGGGTTAGGGATATCTTTAAAATACATCAAACTATATTCATGCGTGGGTTTGAGGATATCGGCCCGGATATATTTAAAGAATCCGCTAAGGTAAGGAGTGTTATCAAGCTTATAGCAGCCGCTGATGCTGGCGTACATAATGAATTTATCGATTCGATAGAAGAAGCTACTAAGGATTCTATGAGTGCGGCCGCGACACATCGGGCGGCAGAATTTGGAGTTGGTTATTCATTTGATATCGGTAACCCAAGAGCGACGAAATATATACACAAACACGCGCTGAATGCTGTAAAAGATATGGAACTTACAACCAAAAAAGATATTCGGGGAATCCTTGAAAAAGGAATGAAGGAGGGATTTGGGTATAGAAAGGTTGCAAGGGATATTAATAAGAAATATAGTGAATACAGTACACCGGTTAGGGCCGGAAAGCATATCCGTAACCGTGCGGAATTAATAGCGATTACTGAGGCTGGGACCGCGTATGAGGAGGGTAATAAGCAGGTTGTAGATGGGATGACCAAGGCCGGGCTTACGATGGAAAAATTCTGGTCAAATACCGGGGATGATAAAGTATCCGATGGTTGTCAGGAAAATACCGACGCGGGATGGATACCGGTTGATCAGAATTTCCCAAGCGGTGATGAACATTCGCCGCGTTTCCCGGGATGCCGGTGTACAATCCTGTACCGGCGCCGAGCATCTGATAAGTATGAAAAGCCAGAGGTTATAGTTAATGACACTTTAACAGATGAGGAAATGGGTAATCTTTATGCTAACCGTTGGCGTGATATATCGGAATACGATTATAGAAAATTGGCCCTTAATGATAATGAAGAAGAAGCGCTGCTTATGTACAAAGGCAGCGGTTATACGCCCATGAATCATATACTCCGGGGTAAAGAAATAGCAAAGATTCCGGGACGCCGGGAAGAATATGAAGAATTTATTAAAAACCTTAAGCATGTATTTAATCATAAGGCAAAAACATTATCTGAACCGGTATCTGTATACCGTGGGTTAGGCGCGCGCACCGCCGATAAATTATTGAAAGCGGGCATGTATACGGATGAGGGTTTTGTTTCAACATCATCAAGTCTTCAAACAGCGCGGTATTTCGCCCAGTATAGTAAAGATGATTATAAATTAATAATGAAGGTTGTTCTTAATAAAGGACAGCGCTGTATATCTATGAAGGCTGAAGATGAATTACTATTATCGCCCGGGCAAAAATTCAGACTTGTAATGGTGGAAAAAATACCTAGGATAGAAACTTATATATATCATATGGAAGTAGTATAGGGGGTGAGTTAGTTATGGATAATAGATTTGTAGAAGAGGGAGATGGTTTGGTCTGGCCGGAGAAACCGGCATCACCAACTATCAGAGGTAGAAAGGTAGCAATGGCATCTATAAGAGCCCGTAAAGAAGACCGTTCATTAGCGGATGTTATGAAAGAAGAGGGATTAATATGAGATATATTGAAGTTGAGTACCCCATGGATTGCCCATACCGTTTGCCAAATAGTAAAGGGCTACGTGGTTGCGGTTTCCATGGGGGATTTGTAAGCGCGCGGAAAATTCCATGCCAACATGATATGAAATTCCCTGCGGACTGCCCGTTGGAGGAGATGTGTGATGCCATATCCGAATGAACATTCGGCTAGAATAAATAGCCCGGGTAAGTATGATCACATACGGCGTAAGAACGATGAATTCGGTTCCGGAATTGATGTAATTTTCGGGATCAAAGGTGGAAAATCGGAGGTGCAGGCTATCCGATTTGATAAAAATAAATTTACGCCTGCTAAGGCCAAGGAGTGGTTAAGAGAGCATGATTATAAATGGATTGAATTCGAGGCAGCTACCGAAGGTGAGGCCCGTGTGAAAGATGAACTAACAGTTAAATATATATCGCTTAAGGAAGCAAAACCGGATGCAAACGGTACTATCTCGGTAAAGATAATAGAACCGGGGTGGGGTAACAGCGGATATTATTCCGAGAGCGTACTGAAAGCAGCGGAAACGCGCTACCGTACAAATCAGCACATGTACTGGAATCATCAAACAACCGAGCAGGCCCAAGCTATGCCGGAGCGGGATCTTAGGGATCTGGCTGCGGTTTTTGTAGAGGATGCTTATTATGATCAAAATGGAAAGGACGGGCCGGGCTTGTATAGCCGTTTCAAGCCATTCTCTGCATACGGGGACCTGATCAAAGAACTGGCACCATACATCGGGGTGTCTCATGTTGCCTATGGAAAGAAGAAGCCAGGAGAGGCAGACGGTAGAAAGGGTTTAGTTATAACCGAGATCACCGGTGTAAAATCGGTTGACTTTGTTACGGCTCCGGGGGCTGGTGGTGCCATTCTTGAAGCATTCCGTGGCGCAATTTCAGAGGAACAGATAGAGGAACAGACAGAAAAGCAGGAGAAAGAATCTATGGATGAAGATAAACTCACGGCTGAATTACTACGAAAAAAGTACCCCGGCGTTGTGAAGGAACTTGAAGCAGAATTCAGTGAAAAAACGATACACAAAGAGGCGTATGAAAAGATAGGGATAAAGCTGGACGAAGCTAAAGCCGAAAATGCCAAAATGAAGGAGGAGCTTGATAGATTTAAGGAAATGCAGATCCTGGCGGAGGCAAAAGCATTTGTTGAAGTTTCTATCAAGGATGCAAAAATTCCGGATTTGACAAAAGCGCGGATTATAGAGGCTCTCGGAAGGGTGCCCGTGGTTAAGGATGGTGAAATCAACAAGCCCGAGTACAGGATTAAAATCGATGAAGCCGTTAAGGCCGAGGCTGAGTATCTGGAGAAGATTAACAGTACCGGTGAGGTAAAAAATATGGGTACATCCGGTTTAACCGCAGCTGCGGGGACCACAGGATCAAAGAATAGCGGTTTGAAGGAATCGTTTAAACGCATGTACATGCAGGAAGGTAAGACTGATAAAGAGGCCGGGCAGCTAGCCGAAATTGCTGCAGGAGGTAGGTAGATATGCCAACAGTATATCCGGTTACGCAGGAAGTAGCAGGTAATGAAGCGTCAAGTACATACGAAGGACGCCATGTAACATATTATGAATCTGTGCTCACCCATCCATACCACTCAGACGGACTTGTGAATAAAGGAGATCCCTGCATTGTTGGGGATCTGGTAGGAGTTGCATTTATAAGCGCAGCAGCAACGGATGATCTGGTCGCGCTGGATACCGAAGGTATCTGGTATCTAAATGTGCTGGGATCCGTATCAGACGGGACCGATGACGGTCTTGCGCAGGCACTCACAGACGGGCAGCGGGTATATATTAAAAAAGTGCCCGGGAGCGACACATATATTCTATCCGGGCAGAGCGACCCTGAAACATGGGCACCATTTGGTATCTGTATGGGTGCGGTAACCGCACATCTGACAGTTCCAACGCTGGTAGCGGTAAAAGTCCACCAGGAACGCAACGACTGGCTTCATATTTTGCTTGGTGCAAAGGATAATGAGCTACTTCTCGAAGGCGATCCGGCATTGAGAGAACAGACATGGTGCAAGGGATTCTTCGGACCTGTAAGTTATCTTGAGGCTAGTGAGACAGTCAATGTGGTAAATTACCGTATGACAACCATGCGGGATACCGATGTTGGCAGTCTCAATGTGGCCGAATTCAAAACCCACCACGATTATGCCGGCAAGCTCGCCGCGATGATGCCTCTGAAAGTCAATATTGACAGTGGCGGCGGGGGTTCTGCAATGGCAGCGGGTATTGAAATTCTTGCGGAAGGCGCAGGAACGGCGCACGATGTCCTTTGTGGGATCAGATTCCACCAGAAAGACACAGATGGTACACTAATGGCGCCAATCCGGTTCGACACGACCACGTCATTTGGTATTGTTGCAGTAACTACAAACCCAAGCGATACCGGAGCCTGTTTCCAGATCCCAGTTGATATCGCAGGTACACTGTATTATTTGCTGGCATATAATGAAACGGGGAGCTGATCTGGATTGTCTATTACTCGTGATAATCTGGAAAAACGCCTTGGTGCACTCAAAATGCGCATCGGGGCAAAAGCGTATGAACAGGTGGGGCTAGATGAGAGATCTGCGAATCTTAAAATCGAAATGGCTCAACTTGAGATTGCTATCCAGACGGTTGAAGCGACGCTGCGCGATTTTAGCGCAGATGAAGTGATATCTAAAGCGAAAGATAATGAAGTAGGAGATAAAAAAGAATGACTGATTTACTCGAGACAATGGATAATTGGGACAAGTATGCCTCTGTTAGTGAACAACAGATTGATGAGGCGGCCCTCCGGAGGACTATTGGACTCATAACTAATGAAAGGCGTGATCCACCATACCGCTATGAATACCTGGTACGTGAAGCGATCACATCCAGTGATTTCCCATATCTACTGGGCCAGGTGATGGACCGGCAGCTTATGGCTAACTACCAGGCATGGAATGCAGACTGGCAGTCCTTTTCGAAGAAAAGAATAGTAACGGATTTCAATACTGTACGGCTTGAGCGTCTGTATGGTACGGATGATGTGTTACCGGAGGTTGCGGAAAAGGGTGAGTATCTAGCTCAGAAGCCGACCAGCTGTCGCTTTGAACTGGGTGTAAAAAAGCGTGGTAGACAATACGATGTTTCGTGGGAGGCTATTGTAAATGATAGCCTCGGGGCTTTTTCAGATATTCCTACGAGGATGGCAACAGCAGTAGCACGTACAGAAAACCACCAGATCACCGGGACATACTCATCGGCAACCGGCCCTAATGCTGGTTTGTACGGGGCAACCATTACCGATTGTGACCAGGCTGTAACAAATCTGGGTTCCCTGCCACTTACAATAGCCAATATCGAAACCACAATGCTACTCATGGCGGCGCAGACTGATATGAAGGGTAATCCAATTAGTGTACGTGGTGTACATCTGGTAGTTCCACCAGCACTTGAACTCGCTGCACGCGCAATCCTCACATCAGCGCTCAAACAGTACACCGAGGTTGGGGCCGGTGGGGGTATCCCTGTACCAACAGCAAATATCCTACCACAGATGGGCCTCCAGTTACATGTTGATCCGTGGTTGCCGGTGGTAGATGTATCCGGGAATGCCAATACCACATGGTACCTATTTGCAGACCCAAGCCAGATCCCATCAATTTACTACGGTAAACTCCGCGGGTTTGAGGCTCCGGAAATCGTTATGAAAGCTAGTAACAAGGTTTCAATAAGTGGCGCTCCCACAGGCCCGCTTACAGGCGATTTCGAGTCTGATAATATCTTCTATCGTGTAAAAATGGTCTTTGGTACAACCCCCGGGGATCCGAGAGGTACATACGCGCAGACGGGTACAGCGTGAAGGTGAGGTAAGTGGCTTTTACCTATGATCCTGATTGTCTGGTTGGGAAAGTTCGTCTACTCTGTACTGACAGGGACGAAGATTACCCAATCTTTACCGATGCAGAAATTGGAGTCTTTCTTGGTCTAAATAACGAAGATGCATTCCTAGCGGCTGCGCAGGCGTTGGATCAGATAGCTGCCACAGAAGCATTATTGCTGAAGCACATTACAATAAACGGATTAAGTACTAATGGTAAAACTGTTGCGGATGCTCTGCACGCACAGGCGGAAATTCTGCGTAAACAGTCGCTGGATGGGTCTGAGATGGCCGAGCTAATACTCGGGCCACCATCGAGGATAGCACCAGATATATGGCGGTTAGTTTGAGATGACTAGGCGGATTGTTGATCCACGTTTACTATCGGGTTTAGACGCCCATTTTATGAACACATGTGATATCCAGTACTTGGTAGAAGATGTTGATGCAAGCGGTCAGATAACCGAAACGTGGGAGGCACGCCATACCGATATTGCATGTAATGTGACACCGTTGAAAGGTAAAGAAATCCGTAAGCCAGACCAAACATACGTGATTGCTACCACGTCGATAGCACTGCAGGGATTATATACCGATATTAAGGAATCGGATAGAGCTACTGTATCTGAGATTACTTATAATATCCTGCTGGTAGAATTAATCCTTGGGGTTATGACCCGTTTATCCTGTGAGGTAGTATACCGGTGAGGGAGGTTTTAGTATAAACATTGAAAAGGACCACGACCTGTTAATCAGGCTAGATGAAAAGATGGATGTGGTTATAGGTAAGTTAGAATCTAGCGAGGAAAGGATAATTAGCCTGGAGCATAGAATAGGTAGTATCGAAATGCTAAAGAGTACCTTACTTGGGGTAGTGGCAGCAATTTCACTTATTGTATCGTTATTGGGGGCATGGATTCTAAAACAACTGGGGATAGGATAATGGCGTTAGAGGGTATAGATTCTTCAATCAGAAAGCTTAGAAAGATAGGGGCATCTATACCTAACACGGCTGTAATGGCGTTAAAATCCGGCGGGTTAATTGTAGTAAATTATGCAAAAGATGTGGTTCTACGTGAATCGGGCACATTGGCAAAATCGATAGATGTTAGAGTAATTAAAAAATCACCAACTCAGGTAATCGTTAGTGTGGGTACCAGTAAGGTACCGTACGCAAAACGGATTGAATTTGGATTTGCAAAAGCAGATAAGCTGGGACGGGTTTATAACCAGCCACCACATCCATATATCAGGCCCGCGTTTGACAATAATGAGGACGCGGTTGAGAAAGAAGTAATAGAAGTATTCAAATTATTAGCGGAGAGGATTTAGGATGGTTTTATATAAGGCATTGAGATCGATTCTTTTAGCAGATACGGATAATATTGGTGCTATAGTGATCGATAGGATATATAAAACAACCTTACCAAGAAATCCGACGTTCCCAGCGATAACTATGGATGGCGTATCTGGGAAGCCATGGAGCCTTAACACATCGGGTACTATCCCGCTGGAAGGGACAACGGTACAATTTTCCTGCTGGGCATCCTTACCAACGCGGGCACATAGCCTCGCCAGAATGGTAGGTGAATGTATGAATGGGTATGCCGGAGTGTCAGAGGGCGTTACCATCGGGGCCGCTATTGTACGTTCTTCGCCAGATGCAATTTGTGAGTATGATCCTGATATAAAAACATACATGGTTCCAATAGATGTATTGATCAGGTATTCAGTTTAAAAAGGAGGAAATAAAAATGGCAACAAGCGCCCGGAGTGGGCATACTACAGAAATTTCCTGGAACGGGAATGCTGTGGCGGAAGTAACTGAAATAAAAGGGCCGAAAACGTCCGTGAAAATGAAGGAAGTCACGAACAATGATTCCGGAGGCTGGGAGGAGTTAATTCCGACGATTATCTCATCCGGTACATTCTCAATCAAGGGAAACTTTCTAGAAGGAGATACCGATGGTCAAATTGCAATTCAGAGTGACCATCTGGCAAAAACAGCAAGAGAGGCAATAATTACCCTTCCAGCTGCATTTGGGATTACGTTCTCCTCTGCGGTTACGTATTGTACTGAATTTGAAGTAATAACTCCCGTAAAATCTGGGGATGAAGTATCCTTTGAAGCGACCTTCCGCATATCAGGTGAAACTACGTTTACAACCGCGACCAGCACGGGGCTTACGGATCCATTCTTCAGCGTATCTGAAAGTGGGGTTATTGTGCCGGATGCGGCTGGTGATGTATATACCTATGTGGTTACTGTTATAACCACCGTTGAGTCGATTACGGTTACTCCAACAGCAGCAGCCGGGGTAATTACAATCAACGGAAATGTAGTTGCAACCGGGGAAGCCTCATCTGCAATTACGCTTGGTGCGGCTGGTAGCGTTACTGAAGCAACAATTATAGTGACGGAGACCAGCAAAGCACCTAAGACATATACGCTGTATATTACCAGAGCGTCAGTCTGAGGATCTGAGTAGATGGTAGGTACACCGATTACACTGGATAAGGTCAGGCATCTGAGATATTCAGCGAATGATATTGCCGACATCGAGGAAGTCCTCGATGCCGGTTTTGGAGTCCTAATGTCTCCTGATGCAAAGATCGGATTCCGACACGCGCGGGCCTTTCTCTGGGGCGGCCTCAAGCATGAAGATAGAAGATTACAATTACCGCGTGGGCTGGATTTTGCAGGTGAACTAATCGAACAGTGGTATGAAAAAGGGGGCACACTGGATTCCCTGTATATTAAGATCCTCGTTGCGTTAAAGAATGACAATAAATTATCATCTGTATCGGAAGAGGACCGGGAGAAGATTGAAAAGGATATGGGGGAAGCGATCGGCCTGATAGAGAAGGCCGGGTAGGATCAATACAGGAGTACCTCAGGCAGATTGAAGGTCCCGCCTGGGATTATCTTCATATTTCCCCGCGCGAGATCGGAGAGTATACTATATCAGAAATTGATCTTATGTTAACCACGTCAATCGACCGGTGGAAACGGGATCAATCTCTGGCAGACCTCCGAACCGCGCGTATCTGCTCGATCCTCGTATCATCAAAGGATGACCCGCATGCGCCTGATGAATTCATGGTGAATTATGATTCCAAAGAACCAAAGGAGAAAAGGAAACAAACACCGGAAGAAATGGCGGCTATACTGCGCGGGATTACTCTGCAGCACGGGGGAAAGATTATAGATGACTGATGTAAAATTAGGGGATCTTTTCTGGCAGTTGGGCGTCAAGAGCACAGTAAATAGGGATATTTCCAAAGCGGAAAAGAGCGTATCCGGGCTGGACAAAACATCTAAAAAAAGCCAGAGTTCAATGAAATCCCTAACGGCTGGGATGAAAGTTGCAGGGGCGGCTGCGACGGGGCTTGGTCTGGCAATAATTGGGTTAACTGATTCCGCAAAAAAGACCAACGCTGCGCTGGGGGTGACCGCCTTTCAGCTGGGAGTATCTACTGAAGAGATGCGCGATCTTGCTCTGGCGACTACAAACGTTACATTTCCGCTTGAGGAAGTCCAAAAATCATTTGATCTGTTAACCAGGGCGGGAATCCGGAATACAGAAGAGTTACAAACAACAGCAATGGCATATGATACATTGGGTGATGCGGTAGACCACACAGCCTCCGAAATCGCAGGCCCGATGATAACTGCTATGAAAACCTTTGGCCTTGAGATGGCCGAGGGGGCGAATTATACTGACCAAATGACGTATCTTCTACGGTATACAACCTTGGAACTGGGCAATTTCTCGTCAGTCATAGCGAAAATAACTCCTGAGCTGGTTGAGATGGGGTTGACCATGGATGATACGATTGCGATTCTGGGTGTCCTCGAAAGTAAGGGCGTAGCGGGGGAAGTTGCAGTCCGAACGTTCGAACGTGCAATAACTTCTGCTACTAATGGAACTATTGACTGGGATGCTACACTTTCTGACCTGGCCGACACAATGTTGAATCTGAAAGATGAACAAGATAACCTGACAGATTCTGTCCGTGACACCGATCTATCGTTACGCAGTAATGCTTTGTCAATAGCCAATGCTAAGGATAGATTGGCAGAAATGCAGTCAGAAGGTAAAAAAGCCGGCGAAACAACTGAACAATATAACCGACGGCTCGAAGAACAAAAGATCCGGATTGAATCATTAGGGTATAGGCAAGAAGATTTGAAAAAGAAACAGGCAGAAACTACGGCTGAAATCGATGCCAATGCAGAAGCACAGGCAGCTAATATCGAGATTCAGGATGCCGCAGCTGCAAGCATGGCATCCGGAACTTCTGGTATGGACGTTTTCTATGAAACTCTTGGTGTGACGAATGAAGAGATTGCCGCGTATAAAGAAGAAATGGGGGATGCAGAAGGAATCACTCAAGACTTTGCTGATGAAGCAAACAAACAACACGGCGTTATTGATAACCTTAGACAAAGTTGGGAGGAGTGGTCACTTAAGGCAGGCAGTGCGCTTGAACCTTTAGAGGGGGTAGGAGGAGCGTTATCTCTATTGGGGCCCCTAATGATGGGTGCGGGTGGAGTAGGTCCCGCAATGCAGGCGCTTTCAGGTATTCAGCTGAAAGCTCTTGTCCCCTCCCTGTGGGCTACCGCTTCCGCTGGTTTAGCCGCTATTGCTCCATGGTTACCTTTAATTATAGCAATCGGGGCTGTAATTGCAATTGGGTATCTACTCTGGGACAACTGGGAAGAAATCTCCGCAGGTCTTGGAGTATTGTGGGATGGACTGTCCGAACTGGCGGGCACTGCCTGGGATTCCTTGACTTCGGTTATTTCAGGCGCACTTGATCTATTGTGGAATCTATTCTTAGGCTGGACTCCGCTGGGTATCTTTATTTCGCACTTTGACGAGATACTAGAATTTATGGATACGCTTAAAGATCTGTTTTATAACGCCGGAACCGGGATAATGCAGTTCCTCATTGACGGGCTGGCATCAATGGCGATGGCACCGTTTGATATTATAACTGATGCATTTGGATTTGTGGCAGACTTATTGCCGCATTCCCCGGCGAAGATCGGGCCTTTATCCCATCTTCCAAACTGGGATGCGTATCTGGTTGAGCCTCTGGACGATATAAAACCAGCTATGCGGCGTGCCGCAACCGCAGCTATAACTCCCGTGGCTGTAAGCTCGAGCAATCAGCAGAGCACGGTTAATAATGACAATTCCTTGAGTATAAACCAGATTACTTTCCAGAACCCAACCGATATCCAGGAATTCTGGCGGCGCAGAGACGAGCAGATTCGTAGCAGCAAGTATCAGCGCGGGGTGCGATCATGAGCAGCATTACATTTGATGGAGTAGTACTGGTCCGGCCATCCCGGCCGGATATTGACTGGTCTCCGATAACAAACGTTGTGGTATTGATATCGGGGAAGAGATCCGTACAATCCTCCTCCGAATTAGGTTTCTCGGTGGAATTTATTTGCGTTACTGAGACTTACTCCAATATCTCAGACCTCAGAGCTAAAATCGGATCTCCATATACGTTAGTAATAGACGGAGTCAATTATACGAATTGCTATATATCTTCGTTTAAAGAAAGAAAAATTGATGATATCCACTGGGAATACTCAGTAGGATTTGTGAGGCAAACAACATGATGAGTGAATTTATGAATAAAATCCCTGAAGTCCATGCGATGGTGCATGGGATTTATGCCGGATTGACCGAATGGAAAGGCTC